TTGCCGCTATATGCACTATGAGCAGATGACTGAAGCTGGGTGTAGTGAGCATTGCTCGACTCGCAATAAAACTTTACGTTGGATACTGAGCCAGAGTTCTTAAGAACAATCTCACCTGACTGAATATCTACGTTACCATCTAGCCTTACTAAACCAGAGCCGTTTGGTGTAAGCGTAATATTTCCATTAGACACGCTTACGATATCTTGACCATTTACATCAAGACTTCCACCTAGCTGTGGAGTTGTGTCCTCTACAACATTTGAAAGACCGCCTGCAGAAGTTACGCTTGAAGTGACATACGCTTTTACTGACTGTTGACTAGGAATAGCTGTTGCTGAGTTGCTAGAAAAATCATCCTCATCAAGAAACGCCGTAACGCCATCAAGAATATTAAGTTCTGCGGCGGTAGCTGTAACACCGTCTAGTATATTTAGTTCAGCAGTAGTGCTTGTCACACCGTCCAAAATGTTAAGTTCCGCTGTACTAGAGGTTACTCCGTCTAGGATGTTTAGCTCTGCCGTTGTGCTGGTTACGCCATCAAGGATATTTAACTCGGCTGCTGTAGACGTTACGCCGTCTAAGATATTTAATTCAGCCGTGGTAGAAGTAACGCCATCTAAGATATTTAGCTCTGCAGCTGTAGACGTTACCCCATCAAGAATATTGAGTTCTGCAGTACTGGATGTAATTCCATCCAGGGTATTAATTTCTGCTGCTGTTGCAGTGACAGCAGTGCCATTAATCGAAAGGCTGCTTGGGTTTGATCCTACTTCAATAACAACGCCGCTTGCGTTTTCTGTGTAAAGACGCTTGTTAGTCAAATCAATAGCGGGTTCGCCTTGGACTAAATCACTAGCTGCAGGCGCGCCTGATCCATTTTTAAGTTTAATAGTGGTAGCCATGAACTACTCCAAGAAAAACAAGAAAAAGAAAAGGGGGCCGTTGCCGACCCCCGTTGTTCTATTAGGCAGAGGGTACTGCCAGAACAAAACCAGCTTCAGGACGATACACCTGAACACCGTAAAGGGTGTCAGCAGTATACAGAGTAGAAAGATACTCTTGCTTGTACTGAGTCTGAGAACGTACAGCCAGTTGCTCCGCCATAACAACAGCGTCAGTGTGGAACAGCAGGGCCGCGCGAGTGTCAACGCTAGAAGCAGTGTTGTCAGCAGCCGCCTCAATGGTTCTGCAGTTGGCAGAAACGTAAACGTCTACGCCATACAGGTTACCAATCAGACCTGACTCAACACTCTTACCGCTTACAAAGTCAGAAGACACATACCGATCAATCCCCATGATCGCGTTGCGCGTTGCAGGAGGAATAATCAGGTTACGGTTTTCCATCGGTACGTTGTTGTCATCCAGCTTTTGGATCATGTCGCGGAAGAAAGCATCCGTGAACTCGTCACCAGCTACCAGAGTGTCATCAGTGTACTGAGTGGTAGTACCGTTGTCGTTAAAGAAACAACCAGTGTGCTGATAGTCAGTAGCAGCGGGGCTAAATACAACAGCACCACCGTCACCAAAACCAGTACCAGCCGCATGAAGGTCATTGTCAACCTGTACAGCCAGAGCGTAGCCAGCGTCTTCAGTGTAGAACTGACGCAGAGAGGACAAAGCCTGCACCTCTACGATATCTTCAATCAGACGCGAGTACTCAAAGTGACGGTTAATGGTAACTGTCAGCTCTGACTCGGTGTTAGCAATGATTGTTACCGCAGTATCAGCCGCTTTAGCATTGGCATCGCCGCGAGTGGGCTTAGGAATGTGAATAACGTCACCCTTCTTGCCGGTCATAGCAATACGCTTGACAAGGGGAGCCATCTTCAAGTTCTTTTGATAAGAAGCAATAATCTCATCTGACCAAATTTCTGGTACAAAAGTTGCTGCTTCCGTTAATGCGGTATTACCCGCCGCGCCAGGATAAGTCGCTGTAGCCATGATATTTCTCCTTTAGGCTATTTGACCCTCTTCTCCGCATAGGCTGCCATAATTTCAGGCTGTAGTGCCATGTATCGATCAGGGTCGTCTTGCATGAGTTTAATAATGTCAGCACGACGATAAATCTTCTTGCGAGACCCCTCTCCTGTACCTCGGGCATTGCCTGTATTAGCCGACTTAACCGAATCCTTCCTAGCCACTTTTTCTGCTTGTGCAGTTTGCTTAACCATCTGGGTTTTGTCTTTCCAAAGATTAAACAGTTCATTTGCAGCTCCGTAGTCATACGATTGGTCAGCCTGAACAAACAACTTTGTTCTAACTTTCGATCCTTTAATCCATTCAACAAACTTTGCATCCTGCAAAATAGCTTCCATGTCTGGATGTTGCTGTTGAAGTTGTGCTAACGCTGTCTGTTTTTTGTACTGCTCAGTGTACGCTTGCGCTTCTTTGATCTTAGGATGATTGTCTATAGCCCTACTTACAGCAGTTTTAGGGTCAACAAAAAAATCAACATCAGTTTCATCGTCATTTTCTTGCTGTGTTACAGGTGCTTTTTGTGAGAGTTCTGTTTGGATGTAGTCGTCAACAACTTTTCTCAAATCGCCAACTTCCGTACTCTGCTTACCGGAAAACTTTTCAAGCTCTTGGTGCATTTGCACAAGCTCTTCAACCGTTTTCCCTTGATACTTTTCTGGAAGTTGAGACTCAGGCTCTTGTAAAGATTGCTCCTCAACGGGAGTCTCTACAGTGTCCTGCTCAAGCTGATCTGTTGTTTCTTCCTCTTCCTTACGCTCGTCAATAATTGTCGCTCTTGACATTTTAAACTTACCCCGCCCAGATTCAGGTTATGGAGAAATAAAATGGGAGTTACCTCTCTTGAGATTCCCGTCCTTTGCGCCCAGCTTCTTCGTGCTCTTTAACCCACTTTATGTGCCTGCCAGGGAAATCCCCAGAAGACCCATCAAGCATATGCCGAGTAGCTGACACAATTTTTGTAGCATTAGCACCGCATCCGCACCTACTGGATGTTATGTTGCCATCTACAAATTCTTCAAAAATATGTCCATTTTCGCAACGAAATTCAAATACTTTAATCATTTTGCTCTGAGGGCTTTGTAGCCTCCTCATAATTAGCTTCAACAATAGACTGCATATTTAAGACATATGCCAACACATTTAACTGGCCTTTTCTAAAGTAAAGGTCGTTTGCGTCTTTTGCTGCCTCAACGCTATTAATTTGTACAGCGTTATTGCTTAATTCATCTACAAGCTGTTTCCAGCCATCAGAGCCAAAAAGAGTAAAATACTTGTCGTAGTACTCTTGGGTTTCTCGATCCACCTTAGATCCTTTTGTTATAACCGCTAATTAAATCCAAACAGAAAGTTTGTCAACTACTTTTTTCGTCTTCTGCCTGAAGCTGTTACGGGGTGCTTAATTCTAGCCGGCCCTTTTTTGCGAGAAGATGATACCCGCTTTTCAGCTGCGGTCATCTTTGCTGCTACCTTTTTAGGCCTGCACGAAGGATAAGGTCTTTTGGATTTTTTTGCAGACTTTCTACCACAAGGCTTTCCTGTCTTTACATCAACCCATTCTTCCTTAAACCACTTCTTTAATGCCGCACCCTTTTTACTTTTTCTTACGGCCACTTTTTTTACCCCAGCTCTTAGCGCCTACCTTACGGCATTTAGCTACAGCACCAGATGCATATGCAGAAGGCCATACCTTATAACGGGCCTTAACCTTTTTTGCGCACGCATCGTTTGCTTTTTTGCGCTTTTTAGCCATTACTTTTTAACCGGTTTCTTTTTTTTCTTTTTCTTAGGCTTTGTATACATATACCCAGGCATAATTATCTCCTTACTTTTTGTGGACTTTTTGAACTTCAAAGTTTGCAGATTTAGAAGCACCCTTATGGGGTTTATACCCGCCTGCAGGATTTTTCATTAGCTTGTAGGTCTTACCGCTTTTCATCCAGTGGTAACCTTTCGGTGCATCAACTTTCATATTTTCACCAATTTTTGCAAGACCAATATCTTGCTGTCAGTTTGCTTGGCTTGCTTGTATCACATTTATGTCTAGCTCTAAATGACTTGCGCCTTGCTGGTTGATTTTTTTTAATCTTCATTTTGGCATCGCCAAAGCGAATTGTTTTGGTCTTGTCGCCTTCCTTGGCAACCACAACAAACTTTTTAGTCGGATGGCTTGGCGTCCGTTTTGGCTTGTTGTACCCGCTTACCCCTGCTCGGGCTAGCTTTGGGTCTTTTTTCTTGCTCATTAACCCTGTCCTCCAAAGCCTTGACCTGCTTCTCCAACAAGACCAATTTGTCTAACTGGTTCTGGAACGCCTCGTTGATTTCCTTCAACAGCCTGTTCAGTTCTGTTTGGGTCATTAACATCTTGACGTTTTCCTTCTATGGCTTTTTCTTTCAAAAGGGCATCTGCAACTTTAAGCCGTCGATCAAACTCTTTATCGTCTTGATCTCCAGCCTGAAGGTTTCTGGTAATAGCATTAATCTTATCAATCTGAAGCTCTTCTGGAGCAAGGGTAGCTTCAATTGAGTATTTTTCTGCTCTAGCTTGAGACTCTGCTGCTTGAGCATTAAGCGCTGCCGTTTGACTTTGTTGCAACGCAACCTGCGCCTGCTGTGCCGCCATAGCCATTTGTTGTGCTTGCGGATTAGGCTGGGACGCCTGCTGCATTGTCGCAATAAGCTCCTCACGATTGCTAAGATTCATGTTGTCGATAATGCTTTGAATCAAGACAGGATACATTGGGCTATCTTGTTTCATTGTCTGCAACAACTGAACCAGCTGAGTAACCTCATACTCCCTAGCAATAATGCCTAGAGTGCTAGTAGCAACAAACTTGTAGTCTTTTACTGGATAATTTTCAGGGTCAAACTGCATATACCTGTGAGCCGCCTTAGTTACAAATGGCAGCAAAAAAGACTGTTGGAAGTTTATAAGGGTGCGCTTATGTCTCTTAATAATTGCACCGAGAGACATAGATATCCCAGCAGCAGTAGCTTCACCATTGAC